CTTGGGGCCAGCGCGGAAAGCGTAAGGGCTGGAGCGCTCCACCCTGACTGCTTGGGTCCACATTTCGGGATTCGCGGCGGCGAACTTCTTGAGCATGCGGTCGCGGGCCTCGGGCGTCGGCCATCCGCCGTAGAGCTTCACGCGGGTGTCGTCGAATCCGTAGCCGTCCACGGTCGCGGCCGGCCCGGGAGAGCCCACCCCGGGGATCGAGATAACGCGCCAGCCATCCGCCCACGAACGGACGTAGGACCGCACGCCATCGTTCGCATTGCCTTCGACGGTCTGGAAACGATTGCCGGAGAGCAGCGCGTTGATGAATCCGACGTGCTTTCCGTCGATGATGAACAGGTCACCGGGCTTTGTGTTGCGGCTGACGCCCCCATACCAGCCCTTGCGCTGCGCCTTGTCCACCATGACAGCCGTGGAGGGATTCACCACGGTCTTGGCTGCCGCCTTGTATTTCGCATCGGCCTCGCTCTTGGCGATGCAGTAACCGACGAAACAGGCGCACCAGGGGACGCCCTGCAGCCCGTACATGGCCTGACATTCATCCACTATCGGGTCACCGGAGCGGTTTGGCGGGCCTTCCATGCTTCCGAGGTAGCCCAGGGCTTCCCTAAGCGTGTATTGGCCATTGCTGATGCTCATGGGTCTCCCCTAGGTGTTGTTCACGATAGAAACGATGATGCCGGTCACAGCGCCGCCGGCGAGAAGCCAGACCACGCGGGAGGTCGCAGCTGCGCCCTGCAGGCGGGCACGCCAGATTTCGAGGTCGAACACTCGGGCTTCCGCTTTGCCCAAGCGGTGATTGGCTTCACGCTGCAGGCGCTCCACGGACGCCACCGCCTCGCGCAGCTCGCGCAGCTCCTGCCGGATTGCTGTCGCATCCTCGGGGGTCACGCGGGATTAGATTTCCACCGGACCATGATTGCGAGCCCAGAACTGGACCGGCTCTCCTGCATTTGCCTGCAGCGTGCGGTTTGTCGCGGCAGCCATTGCGTACCGGATTCGCAAAGTCACGGTGTTTGATGAAATGTCACCGGCTACCAGCTTGTAGAACGCGGAGCCACAGATGCCGTGATACTCGCTTGCGACAGCCCACCAACCCGAAATGCCTTGGGTGTTGGTATAGGCCGCAGATGCTGCGCCATTGTTGGCAAAGGAGTTTGTGACTGTGGCGCTCACGACTGTCACGGCGTCAAATCCGATGTTCACAGCCTGATTCAGCACCTTCATTGAAACGGCCATTTCGACAAGGTCGCCAGCAGCAGCGGCTAGGACAAGGTCACCCGCTGTGCCGATCGTCGTAAGGTTTGACCAGTTTGTTGAGCCAGTCAAACTGATGTTGCCGCCGGTGTAGCGATAGTCCGCGAAATCACCGCGCAACGTGGTGAGGTCGCTCCCTATGTTGTTCATCTGCGCGGCGGTGAGAACATCCCCGGGCGCAAAATCTGTCTTAGGTGTGATCCATGCCATGAGTGCTTCCCCTTAGAACGCCAGAAGGTTGGTGTCCAGAATCCCCAAAAACTCGCTATCAAGCGTGAAGAAGGCTCTGGTGTCGATTGACTCAAAGGTGAACCGGATGCGGTGATCCCCCGGCCTGATTTCATGGGCGATGCCGGAAACGATCAGGGTTTCGGTCACGCTAGACGGTGAGCCGGTCGCAAATGACTTCTGAACCGTGGCCACGTCGGTGAGATCAGCGTCCAACAGCGTTTCCTGCTGGGTGGCATCAAGAGCGGCGAGCTGCACCGAAACGCCGGTGAAGCGCAGTAACGGATCCTTGTGGACGGCCAAAAAGCGGTCAGCCAGGTTCAGCACTTCCGAGGTGGTGCTGTTCAGCAGGTCGAGCTTTGAGTAGTCCAGCGTTTGGTAGCGGGCGATGGAATCGGCGTCGAAGGAATCCTGTACCGCGCCGGCGGGGGACTGCATATGGATGTAGTTGTAAAGCAGCTCGTCGCCAAACTGGTTCAGCAGGGAGGAATAGGGGATCCCGGTCCCATCATCGGTGAACTCAATCATCACCGCAGGATTCAGCAGCCGGAAACGCTCGACAAATGTGAGCGTGCCGAAACGGTCCATGAACAGGAAACCGGCCTCTGATACTTCGATCCGTTGCAGGTACTGGAGCACGTTTGTGCCCTCCGCTACGTCCCATACGCCACCACCGCCGGGAGTGCCGCCCAAGATGCTTTGGCCGGTGTCAAGGTTCCTGCCGCCCTGGTATGACACTTCCGGCAGGGAGAGCACAGCCTCGATTCGCTCGCCGCTGGTCTGCTCCACAGGCGTCCAGGCATTCAGCGTCATCTGCGCCAGAACGGTGAAGGCGTCCGAACAGGCGGCGGTAAGGGTGTTGCCGTTTTCGGTGTAGTAGTAGTCCAGATTCCAGTCGGTGATCGTGCCCTGGTAGATGCTGCAGCCGTTGGCGTAAATCTCGATGGGCTGGCGCGGCTCCACGTAGGGGTAATACGGAGAGCTGGCGTTCAACGGGTCCAGCTGGCGGTTCGGGTCGTAAAACGTGATCTGCGCGGTTCCGGCGTTGAAAGCTTCGGTATTGCGATTGCGCCCCCGGGTGATGCTGATGCTCTGCACCATGTCGGTCACGTCGACCATCTGAATCCCGCCCAGCGTGCCGGTGTCCAGGAGCCCGTAGGTCGCGGAGTTGAGCTGGAAGGGCGTGGCGAATCCGGTGGTCTGCTCAAAGCCAACCAGCACTTGAATGGTGGGCGTACTCATGCGGGCATGAACGCGGGCCCGCTGCGCCGCTGCGCCCTCTGGATGGCCTCGATGATCTGCTGCCCGATCTGGTCGGGCGTGGACACAAGACCGGCTTCCACGTTGATGATCACGTTTCCGAACCCGCTGCCCAAGGGTCCGTTGCCGCGTGTCCTGTTGAGCGGGACCACGGCTTCGGGGCCGGCCTCACCGATCAGCGCCAGGGTCGGGCGATTGACGATTCCGCCGGCGGCGCCACGCGGGATTCCGCCGCCTCCCGATGCGATGATTGACGCGCCTGTGGCGCCGGCGGGCAGGTTCTTTTTCCATGAGCCCAGCAGGTTCAGGAGTTTTTCCATTGCCGTGATTGCCAAAGTTATTGGCGCGAACGCCAGCTTCAGCGAAAGCTTCAAGGCATCAAGCACCGGGCCCGCGTGCTCAGAAATCCAATCCCATGCCTTCTTCATGGCGTTCCAAAACAGGCTGATGGCCGGGACCACGTTGTCGTTGATCCAGCTGGCGACGCCTGACAGGGCGCTTCCGATGCCATTCACGATGTCTCGGAAGGTCTCGCTCTTGTTGTAAGCGATGGCGATTGCGGTCACGAGACCGGCGATGGCCAGCACCACAATGGCGATTGGGTTGGCGCTCATGGCCGCGTTCAGCGCCCATTGGGCAGCCGTCATAAATGCCGATGTCGCTGCCGCAACTTTCATGGCCGCGTTCACGGCGACCACGCCGATGGCCAAGCCGCCCAGGACTGCGATCAGCACCTTGGTCACGGTCTCGTTCTCGCGCATGAAATTGGTGACGTTGCTGAACACGGTGGTCAGGAACTCAATGGCCGGGATCAGCGCCATTGCCAACGTCTTTTGCAGCTCCTCGAACGAACGCTTCCCGCGCTCGAGCTGCCCCTGGGTGGTCTCGCCGAACGCCTTGGCGGTGCCGCCCACCTGATCCTCGACTTCCTTGAGGATGATCTTTTGGGCTTCCAGCGTCTTGCCGGACTCCACCAGGCTGGCGATGGTCTTTTTCTGCTCATCGGTGAAGGTGACGCCGGCGCGGGAGAGGGCTGTGATGCCCTTCACGGGATCGTTGAGCGCCTTGCCCAGCATCTTGTTGGCGGATTCGAGAGACCCAAAACCCTTCTTTGACAGGTCAAGGGCTGCGACCGTGGCGCGGTCGAACACCTGATTACCCTGCCCCATCTCGTTCCGCACATTCTTGAAGGTGGCCAGCATGGCGCCGCCCTGGGTGATGAGCGCCGCGCTCTCCCCGGTGGTGTCCTGCAGCTGATTGGCGAACTCAAAGAAACCTTGGGAAGTTGTATTGACCGCGTTTCCGGTGCTCTTGAGCGTGGCTTCGAGGTTTGCAACTGCGGCCTCGTCCTCCATGACGCCGGCCACGCCCTGCTTCGCCATGAGCGCGATGCCGCCCAGGACTGCGACCGCCGGTAGGAAAGCCTTTCTGATGGCGAACCCGGCCTTGGCGCCCTTGCCCTCGAGCTGCTGAAACTGCTTTATGCCACGGTCGATGCCGCGACCGTTGAAATCGGTGAGGATCGGGATTGTGATTGCCATCAGTCCACCATCCCTTGAACGGTCTTTTCGGCCTGCTTCACCAAGAGCGCGATACCGGCCTGAATCTTGGGCGCGTGACGGTCAGCGGTCGGCCACAGAACGCGGTCAGACCGGGCCCGGATGTTCTGCCCCAGCCTGTTTCCGGTGGTGACAGTCTCGAACAAGATGCCGGCGGGGTTGCCCTGGCTGACATAGAGCACGCTGTTCTTATCGCGGCGCGTGCTGGTCTTGACCTTGACGCTTGAACGGACCTTCGACACCTGCCAAGGAAAGATTGAGAACGCCTTGGGCGTCCACGACCGCGCCATGCCAGAGAGCGGCAGCTGGGGATACAGGCCCTTGGCCTCGGCGACCATCGGCGCCACGATTGCCTTGGCTGCCCTGTTGAACTCCTTGCGAAACTCGGGATCCACGCGCCGCAGGGCCTTGATTGTCTCCTTGACCC